CGAATCGTCGGGCGGGGCCGGGAGGGTTCACCATCGTCGCCACACCACGCGCACGGATCGGCGACACTGGCGTGATCGACGGGGTGCGGTACGTCGTTCGGAGTGAACAGGAATTGCGATCTCTCATCCAACAGAAAAAGTGGCGAGACGTGGAGCGGACGTGTACGAGCCGGATCACGAATATGCGCGGTATGTTCCAAAGTGCCCACGCATTCAACCAACCCATCGGTCATTGGGACACGTCGCGCGTGACGGACATGGGCTATATGTTCAACGACGCCCATGCATTCAACCAACCCATCGGTAATTGGAATACGTCGCGCGTGACGGACATGGCCTCTATGTTCTTGGACGCCCATGCATTCAACCAACCCATCGGTAATTGGGATACGTCGCGCGTGACGGACATGATCCAGATGTTCTTTGACGCCCACGCGTTCAACCAACCCATCGGTCATTGGGATACGTCGCGCGTGATGGACATGGGCTTTATGTTCAGCAGCACCCGTGCATTCAACCAACCCATTGGTAATTGGAATACGTCGCGCGTGACGAACATGCGCCATATGTTCTATAATGCGCGCGCATTCAACCAACCCATCGGTAATTGGAATACGTCGCGCGTGACGACCATGCGCAGTATGATCAATAATGCGCGCGCGTTCAACCAACCCATCGGTCATTGGGATACGTCGCGCGTGACGGACATGACCGCTATGTTCACCGACGCCTACACGTTCAACCAACCCATCGGTAATTGGGATACGTCGCGCGTGACGGACATGGGCCAGATGTTCTGGGACGCCCGCGCGTTCAACCAACCCATCGGTCATTGGGATACGTCGCGCGTGACGGACATGAACCATATGTTCTATAATGCGCGCGCATTCAACCAACCCATCGGTAATTGGGATACGTCGCGCGTGACGGACATGGGCTATATGTTCCACAACGCCCACACGTTCAACCAACCCATCGGTAATTGGAATACGTCGCGCGTGGTGAACATGAACGATATGTTCTCGGGGGTTAGTAGATTCAGGCAGGATCTGAGCGCGTGGGCAACGCGTCTCCCGCGCAATGTTCGTATCGACCAGCGGACGCGCGGACTGATCGGGACGCCACCCGACCCACGCGTTGCCGCCTTCCGCGCTCGACGATACCGTCTCCACTCGGAAGCCAATGCAATCGATCCAGTCATGCTGGATCGCGTCAACCTCGACGATGCCGTTGTAATTGCCGGTGATCTGCATGGGAGAGCCGGTGGCTCGAAAATACGGCACATCTTCAGCCGCGCGACGATGGACGGTATCTTCAGAGCTGGACGCACGCCGAAACACCCAGTGACAAGGACTTCGATTTCTCCCAATCAAGTCGTCCCGCTCCGTGATGTACTGCACGCAAACGACGCGGCGATTTACAATCGCGTCGGCACACCGGCTGGTACAGTCCAGGCGAGGACCGTCAAACAAGTTCGAGACTCGAACGCGAGGAACACGAGGAACGCGAGGAACATGAACCGGTGAGAGGCAGAAACCTGCGTGAAATTGACACCGGAATCAGAATTTCGCTAACAGCGAAGCGGAATATTTACCCGTAGAAGATCCAATATGTTTCCGAAACTGTTTCGATCCTAGACGCATTCGCCGGCCTTCATCACGTGGACATGACAGGTTTGAGTCGTCGACAGGTGCCAGTAAATGACTCGACCGTCTTCGAGTACCCCGCGTCCGATTTTGTCTTCACCAGATCGGACGAATTCGTTCATATCGACACGGAGATCGACGACGCCCGCATCGTCATCGAGACCGTGTTTCTGGAGGTGGCGCCGGAGGTTGATCACTTCGTCGAGACGTTTGGATATGTCATTCATCGCTGCTCTTCTATCATTGGTGGTCATAAAAAAACAATGTCATTTCACGCGCGCGCGAGCAAAACGACCGACGCGGTCAAAACGACCGCGCTCTCGATTTCGAACATCGTCATCGTCGGGTCGTTGCTGACGTTGTCGTTGCTCGAACCCCACGACCCCCTCCCGGATCTCGGCGAGTTGGTCAGGTACGAACTGCGCCGCGTCCTCACCACTCGAGAAGCAGCGGCGGTGATGCGCAAACTCGTCGATGACGACGCGGCCGTCGCGCGCGAGATCACTGTCGACCCCGGACTCGCGTACTCGACGACGTCGTCGCTCATCCATTCCATATCGGCATGGCTAGCGAAGACGCACTCATCGTGCGAACTGGTCGAATTCTTGGAGACGGTGTACACGGCCGGGGTCGCGAGTGATCCGAGCTTACGGCTTGCATTGAAATTCTCCAGAAAACGGTTCAACCCGGCGTGCCCTCGGGGCGTCGCGTCACTCGAGCATATCATCGTGCAACTCGACGATGTCCTCGATATCGAGCCGGACATGAATCTCGACGTTGTGGTCGATATGTTTAGTGATGTCATTCGTGGATTGGGCGGGGCGAGACATCGGTGGTCCAGTTGATGTGATGGACGTAGCCCGGCTGGACCTCGTCGGCGACGAACCGAGTGCATATATCGACAATATCTGTAAGTCTCTGGTTGAATAGCGGAGTCGTGAACGAATTGACACCGTCGCTTTCGAGCAGTTCGGACACGGTCGGTTTCTTTTCGAACAGCGCGAACGCCGCGCCGCCCGCGTCGGGATTGACCCGGATCATAATCTTGTCCCGCTCGAGATCAGCGACTGAAGAAAAAATGGCGGCTTCGCGGCGCCGTTCGCAGTCATACGATGCATGTTGTTGCTCGTCGACTTCGACAAAAATCGTCTTGGAATTCGCGAAGCGCATAACAAGATCGGGTCTGTATGCGGTGGTTGCCGCGTGCATCTTAATGGGTGCATCGAGCACGGCCTCGAAGTTAGTCCCGGTTTCGCGCAGGTTGGACACGATGGCATTGATGATCGTTTTTTCGTAAAACCGGTGGACCGGTCCGCCGCCCTCCTGGTCGCATCCCTTGCATAGACCACCTCGTTTCTTCGCGCGCGTCGCGTCGTGCCATTTTAATTGGGTGGCGAGGCAAACGCGGCACCGCGCGTGGACGACGTCGAATTCGTTCTTTTCTTTATGATCACTGCACGCGGCGGCCGTATCGCCAAAGTTGGCCGCGTACTTCGCCGGTCGTGTACACTGTGTCACGCGACATGGGTTTTTGATACGTTCGTACGCTCCGTCGCCCTTCGCGTGATCGGGACACGAGAACGTGGTTTTCCCATTCACGATTTTCTTCAGCACCGCGCATTTCGTACACCCCGGTTTGTGACACGCGTGCATTCGTTTACCCGGTAGGAATCCCGACTCGGACCCGCCCGCTTCGATCTCGCTATAACACGGTCGACACACTCGGACGACCGCCTTGGTATCGGCCCGCATCGCTTTATCGTGCCCCTGCCGTTTTCCGCACTTCGCGCAATCACCGGCTTTGTAATGTGTCAATTCGGTGCCGAGGTGCCGAGATATAATACTGGCACATGGACCGCAGACCATGATCGATTTGCCGATTCCGAAATGCGCCCGGTTTCCGCACGTACACGTATTCGTCCCCCGAACGAATTCGTACGACGCCGGGGTCTTCGTCGCCAGACCGTGCCATAAACACACCGCAGGCCCGTCCGGATCGCTCGACAACCGCACGAGCGGGTTTTTGGACACACACCCGACATGACTGCACATGACGGGAACGTCCGTTTTTGTCTGGTGCCGACGACACCGTCTGGGGGCACCTCTTGGATGGTTGGCACCATGTGTCGCTTTGGCGGTGCACTCCGGGTCCTCGCATACCGTACACGCTTCTATGCGCTTGACCGCCTCGATGGCATCGTCGATGGCAAAGACGCTCGTCGGGAATTTGACCAACTCCCGATCGTCGCCGAACGCCAGTCCGCCCGCCCTGGCCGCATCGACGTACCCGGTCAAATGCTTGAGCGATCCCGCAGTCCTCGGGGGGCTCGATTTGGTCGATTTGACCTGTTTGACCGCGTCGGGTTGATTGGCCGCGTTGATCGCGTTTTCGTCCGTTTCGGTGCGCGGGCGCTTCGATCGCATCGAATCTATTGATATTTGAAATGATAAAAAATCCGTGTGTTTTTCCGCGGTCTACAAAAATATTGCACATACCCAAGACAAAGCAATGCCAGGTGCCGTGAACCAACTCGCACTCTACGGGAAGGAAGATGCTCTCCTCAGCGCCAACCCTGAGATTACGTTTTTTCGTCTCAGGTACAAGAGATACTCCATTTTCTCCATGGAATCGATCAGCCAGCCGTTCCAGTCGGAAGCGACGTTCGGTCGTCGCGTGACGCTTCCGATTACTCGATCCGGTGATCTCGTCAATTCGATTTTCATTGAAGTTGATCTACCGGACTTGTCCGAGTTTGCAATCGACGCCGTCACGAATGCGCAGGCAGCCGTTCCGGGTATCGTCTCGGCGCGCTGGACAAGCTCGACGACCGGGCGGGTCAAGATCATCCCGGCGACGGATGGGACGGACGATTCGTACGACGTATACGTCGACGACGGGTCGTCGCCATTCACGGTCAACGGCGCGGCGGGTGCGACCAGCATCGCGATCACCGGTCTCGATACGGCCAAGACGTACGATATTTCCGTCCGCCGCGTGGCGAGCGCAACGCCCGGGTCGTACTCGTCGACTGTTCCACTCTCGTCGCTGAGGTGGTGCAATTCGATCGGGCACGCTTTGGTGCGCACCGTCGACTTTGAAATTGGTGGCGCGCGAATCAGCCGTTTGTCCGGCGAATTCATGGATGTCGATGCTGAGCAGACCTTGCCGAGCGAGAAGGAGAGTGGATTCAACGAGATGGTTGGCAAGTACACGTCGTACGATCTGTACGATAACTCGTTCGAGACGCGCAAACTCTATATTCCACTCACGTTTGCGTTCAACAAGTTCAACGCGCTCTCGATCCCTTTGATCTCGCTCATTTACCATCAAGTCAATCTGGTGTTCGATTTTCGCGAGTACACTGAGCTGATCAAATCGACGCATCCCGTTTCATCACTCGTGTCGCAGAACGGCAAGACACCCACGCCCGATATCAATGCCTTCTGCACATTCGTGTTCCTTGGATCGCAGGAGCGGAAGAAATTCCTCGAGACACCACAGGAAGTGCTATTACAGGATATTCAATTCGTTGGCGACGCCGCGGTAGTCGCATCGACCTCAGGTGATTTGACCAAGAAGTATGAACTTTCATTCATCCACCCAGTGAGCGAGTTGATCTGGACGTACAACCGAGCGTCGTCGTATAACTCGGGTATTACACCAACGACGTACCCAACGGTCGGGAACGATTATTTCAATTACGACGCGCCAGCTGGGGCATCGATTGATCCGATCAAGTCGGCGATCGTGTACATCAACGGCAACCAGCGCTACAGCGAGCGCAGTGGAAAGTATCACCGACTCGTTCAACCGTATGGGCATCACACACGCATTCCGGCCAAGAAGATTTACTCGTACTCGTTCGCGATCGAACCGGAATCGCCTAATCCGACCGGATCGATCAATTTATCGCGAGCGGATACGGCGCATCTCCAAGTCACGTTTGACGATTCGTTCGCACTCGGCGGATCGAATGGGCGTCTCCGCATTTACGCGCGCACACTCAATATCCTCCGCTTCGCAGGCGGTATGGGTACATTACTATTCACATCGACCTAGTTGATCTTATCTTGCTGTAATAAATAGAATACAATGGCGAGCACGGCACTCACGGTCATCTTGATTGGATTCATCCTCGTCCTTTTAGGCACGGTCCGTTCTCGTGACGAACGGTTCAGCTCTACTCGCGCGCGCATTCTGGACAACGAAGAGTACGACGCCGACGGGAACCGTATCGTGTACAAACTCTTGCCGCGCGACATCGACACATTTTACCGCGGTGTCGATACACCCAGCAAATTGTACTCATCAATGTTTTCGGTCGACGTCGACGTTCCCAAGCGAGGCAATCTACAGTTAAACTGAAGAATTGAAAAAAATCAAATATTTGTATACACCAGAGGCGTGTACAGATAATCGCTCAGTATGAAAGACAACGTCGTCGCGTTCGCGTTCATCGCACTCATGGGACTCGTCATCATCGGCGCGTGGAATGGGAAATTTTCCGCGCGCGCTGAGAAAATCCCAGTGACAGAGACGCGAGAGTATCGAGATCTCGTGACCAAGATGGAGAATATGAAAGCAGAGGACGCGCACCAACGGGAGGTCACGTTCAAGTACGAAAACGAAGTCGGGATCCTCGTCGGCGATCGCGACGATTCGCAACGGAAGATCGATGAGCTCCTCGAATCGGTCGGGACCTTGTCGGACGAAAACAACAAATTGCGGGAGGAAAACGATACGCTCAGGACCACGCTTCGCGCGTTGTCGACCGATTTCGAAGCGTTGCGGCACCGATTGAAGTTATGCGAAGCGCGCGAGACGGGTCGGTCGATCACGCACCAGGCGTGCAACATGAACACACCCGAGAATGTCTTGCTGTAAGGAGAAAATCAAATCTTGCACTGTACCAAGCGGTATACTGCATGGATATCAAACTACTCGCATCATCCATCGCCATCGCGTCCGTCGTTTGCGTTGTCGTGACCTTGGTGATATTGAAACTCAAGAATAAGACGGTCCAGACGGTCCAGACGACCCGGCCAATCCAGTCCGTCCAGTCGGCCCCTTCCGTGCAGTCGACCCAGGCATCGATCGATGACGACGTGACGATTCCACCAGCGCGTTTGTCCGAATACGGACTCACCCGCTTTGCGTTCGAGCATAAGCTACTTGGTCCCGGTATCAAACCGGATGCGAACGCGAAAATGACCCGCGTCTCCGCGGCCGAAGACTCGGCCGTGCTCGTCTCGTGCTCGATGGTGAACGGGTACGCGGTTCGATGGATGAATCGGTTCCTCACGGTCAATACGGACGGATCGGTCGAGTGGAGCGATCGGCGCGGCGAGCCCGATTCGTGCTGGAAACTCGAGCCGGGGTACTGTGGTGACGGAGAGTTTGTGATGATGAAGTCGTTGTTCAACAACAATTTCTTGCGCGTCGACGGTGCCACCAACAAACTCGTTTGCGTCGATAAGCCATCGACCGAGAGCGCGATTCAGTACTGCTGGCGGCTGAAACCGACCGGACAGACGCGTCGTCGGTGTGGCCGGTACTACGACGTCGACTATGGTCGTGTCATCGACGTCCCGTGCGAAATTGTCCAGGATCCGCCCGAGGGCGGTTCATGTCTCGACGTCACACCCGGGTTCGTCGCAAAATGTTGTCTCAAACATAACAGCGACAACTGCCGGAGCGTCGTCGCGCGCGAGGTGGTTGGGCGGACAGTGAACGAAGCTGGGTTATATCTCAAGACGAGGTTTCCGAACCATCGGATCGAGCTGTGCGCGGACGACGATGACGCGTGCCAAAAGGCTAATCCGTTCCCGATCCACGATTCAAACAAGTGGGTTCTGAAGTATAATAAACGGTTGGGAACCGTGACCTTTCCAGCATACAGATTTTTCTGATGGATCGACATGTCTTCGAGCATTTAAATTGCCCGCGCGATCGACTATCGCTCCGCGCGGTCTTCCCGAGTAACCCGATATGTACCGATGGATGTGTCGTCGCCGACGACCATAATGCATACCTCGCCCTGATGCGACAACGTTTTTGGACGTCGATGACGTTGTTCGGCATTCCGCGCGATCTTGCGTACTGGGGCCAATCACTGCGTCATCTCGATATCCGGTCCGTCGATCGACTCCGGTTAAATGTACTCGAATTTTTACCCGAGATCGAAACCGTACACGTTTCGTGTCTAGAGCTCGAAGACGGGGTTGGCTGGGTGTCGTCTTCACTTCGCGCCTTATATATCATCACACCGTTATCCGTGACGATCCGCGAGGAACTCGGGTCGTCGTCGCGTCTCGAGGTTTTGGAAATCGAGGCGGGCGAGGTGAAGACGATCGGATCACCGTTGTTCCCATCGTCACTGACGCGGTTGGAATTGAACGGGACGGTTCGCGATAGCGTGCTCGAGATGTTACCGGCATCCAATTTGAAAACGATCCGCATCGCGCGCGGTCTGTTGTGCGAAGCGCCACCACTCCCACCCACGGTCGAGGATCTCGACCTATCGTCGAATTTCTTATCGACATGGGAACCGCATCCATTGTCCACGTCCTACCCGACTCGGTTGGTCCGGGTATCTCTCGCCGGGAATATTGCACTGGACGTCGACTCGATCGATCCTTCCTGGTCGTACGACGCATACCAGACGTTCCGGCACGTCGAGACGCTCGATCTCCGCGGCGTCGGCGATTCGTACGTTCCCAATATCGACACGTTGCGCCAACTCATCATCACGAACGATCCACCGGCCGATATCGCAACACGGTTTCCACAGTTGCGCCGGGTCGTGGTATGCCCATTCGAATACCACCCACTCCCCGGCTCGCAAATCGAGCGACTCGCGTACACCCGTCCCACGGACGATGATCAACATAGTCGGGACGCTATCATCACGTCGACCGGGTATATCGACGATTTGGAGATCACGTACATGGCGTTTCCAGACGACGACGACGACGACGACGACGAGTCGGATGCTAGTTATGCCTCGTCGCCATGATCTGTGTTTTTCGTCGATTTAAAAAAAATGTGCGTATGGTAGGGCATTCATGTCGGCAAAATCAAACCCCGGTGTGGGGGCGTTAACGCAACTCCAGTTGATCGGTCCGCAAGAAAAGTTGATGTACAGCGACGATCCGGGCGCAACGAACCCGTTTTCATCGTCGACGTGGCCGCGCGCTACACGCGGAGCCATTGAACAAACCGAAATCACGTTCCCATTCGAGTTGGGTAAGGCGAATAAAAAGCAGATCCCGCGGCGGGGTGATATGCTCGGGAACTTGGCACTGAGTATCACGCTACCCATCGTCCCTGGCGCGGGTATTAACGATTTCTGGACGGGTCGGATCGGATACGTCTTGCTCCGGAAGCTGCGACTGACCCTGAACGATGCCGAGCTCGATTCGTCCGAACGACTGTTGCTCACGCTCCAGGACGAACTGTTTGTGAGTGATATGAAACGCGCTGGCGTCCTCGATATGATCGGTGGGACGACACCGAATTTGCGGTTATCGCAGCAACATACGATCGTCGTGCCGTTGAAATTCTTCAATTGCTTTCGTGATCAGCAAAAACAGACGTTTCTTCCGCTTATTTCGGCAGGGGACACACTCGATCTCGTACTCGAAGTCGAGACTGAAAAATTCGAAAACTGTATCACATCGTACGCCGGATCGAATCCGCCAACATCACTCGAGTGTGAACTCATCACCGATTACGCGTTCCTCGATTCATTCGAACGGGAACGACTCGTGAACCGGCCGTTTCCCGTGCTCGTGGAATCGACACAGGACGTCGAGGGGGTGAGTTGGAAAGAAAACAACGACGTGGTGAGTGGAGTGACAATCATCCCGACCGATACGGTCACGATCGACATGAAGGAAATTAATTTCCCGGTCAAGTACTTGACGTTTGTGGCGTATTCGAAGGATGCGGTCGGGAACCTCGCGTATTTCCAATTCGAGGACGTGATCGATCGCGTCTCGATCGTGTTCGATGGTACTGAACGCGAGGTCGAGAACGATGCAAAGCATTACTCCCTCGTCAATCGATTCTACCACGCGCGTCGGGCCGTATCGGATAAGATTCTGTTCTATTCGTTCGCGATCGATGCGTACGACGCACAACCATCTGGACATTTCTCGTTCTCGAACGTGATCCAGCCCATCCTCAAAGTCAAGTTGAAACAGCCGCGCGACGATATCATTGTCAAAACATTCGTTTCCGGTTTGCGGTGGATCGATTTCGAGGCAGGGCACGCCGCGTTGCGGTATACTTGATACCAGGCGCTCATTATTTATTATATTTCGGGTAGGTAAGGAATCAGGTCGAATCACGATGTACCACGACGTCAGTGGCCAGAGAAATTATGCCGACGCGGTTCGCGCGTCGAACCATGCATGCAGCGATAACGAACTGGTCACCGCCTTCTTTTCGAATCAGAATATCGCCGTGATTCAGAAGACGTTGCGCGAGGAAGTGAAGCGGGTGCACGGGTGGGTGATCTCCCGCCAGGACGATACGGAGCTCGTGCTCATCATGCGTGGCGTATTCAATATGAACAACGCGTCTGTGCTCGACCATGATCTCAACGATCAGGTCCGCCGTCTGAACGATCTGGTCGTCGAGTATACGCTTCCGCGACTCGTCACGAACATCAAGCATTACATTGGATATTTGCGCGATTCGTCCCGGCCGTATCGGCTGGTCGATCGACCGATCAATACGTCCCGCCGCGGTGAGCATCCACTCGGCAATGGCGTCCACCAGTGAGAACAAAAAATGAAAAATTCGAGTCATTCATAATGACCGACTCGAACGATCGAATTGATCGAATTGACCGCGCTCATCTCGTTTGTGTAGCGCGGTATAATGAACCGGTCGACTGGATATCGGCACTCGGCTCGGACGTCGTCACAATCGTGTATGATAAGGGAAACGGGACGTGCCCCAACGTCGGCCGAGAAGCCGAGACGTTTGCGCGATGCATCGTCGATGAATACGATAAACTCGAGTCGGGCGAGATTGACGTCGTCACGTTTTTACAAGGATTTCCGTTCGATCACATTCCCATACAAAAACTCGTCGAATCGATGAAATCAGTCGACACGTCCCGAGGCCAGAAAACGAGTACCCTAATCCCGCACGGTACGATGCACGTTTCGGATCGGTGCGGACGACCCGATCACCCCGGGCTCCCAATTGACGAAGCATGGCGGGTGATTTCTAGTATACCGGGATTCAAGCCAGATGATGGCACCGATGCGGACGCCGATACATTCAACTTCGTCGCGGGCGCGCAGTATACGGTCGATTCGAACCGGATCACACAGCATTCAATCGAGTTTTGGAAAACGCTCCACCAATTACTCTTCGACCAAACCGTCTGCCCGTGGACCATGGAGCGGTTCTGGATGCGCGTTTTTCACATGTAAATCCTTTTCTTGCACAAAGCCAGTAACGATCATCATGTCGTCCGGTACACTCTTCCAACTCGTTGCCATCGGCGATGAAGATGTGTATATCCACAGCGAAGGATCGGACGCGTCGCGACCGTTTCGACAAGTGTATAAAAAGCAAACCTCCTATGCGACCGAATTTATTGATATTGACGCAAGGTTTCCGACCCGAATCACGTACGGACAAACGCTTTCGAATATTCCCATTCCGAGGAAGGGCGATTTGCTCCGCCGGATCGTCCTCGGACTCAAGGTGAAACGCGCGAGCGGGTCCACTCGGTTTCCCGCGCTTGAACTGATCGACGAAGTCAATATTTACGCGGGATCGATGCTCCTCGAATCAATTCGCGGTGATTACATTTTTGCGAAAAACCAGGCCGAGACCGACGCGGTTCGTTCGTGTACGGAGCGATTGACCGAGTTCCAGGCGGACGAGACGCAAGGAAGTGTCAAGCAATTCTACGTCGAGATTCCGTTCTTCACGAACAAGACGCCCATCCCGCTCATCGCGCTCCAGCTCCAGAACTTGTCACTCGAAATCAAGCTCGGCAACGCGCCCATCTCGCTCGACCCGATATATCAACCGGATGTCGACATTCTCTGCGAATACATTTACGTCGACGACGACGAGCGGCGGTATTTCACGAACAGATCACACGAACTGCTGATCGAGCGCGTCCAAACCCAAGTCGATAATTTCGACATGAAGAAAAGCAATGTGACTCGAATTTACACTGACACGGTCGACACGATGGGCGGGTACGATAGCGTCACAGGAAGTGGCGCGAACGAAACGATCAACCTCGGGTCGTCGATCCAGCTCGTCGACAATCCGAATTGGACCGGGAAGACGGAAATCACATATAATCAAGCTGCGTCGACGGTGAAGTACGATCTCGAAGGTCGATTTCTCATCCCGCTCACCGGGTCGGTCGGATTGGGATGGGCGAAGTACGAACTGGGTGGCGTCTACCGCGGCTACGATCTCGTCGTGAGCTGTAGTTCCGATTTGCTCACGTTTACGCTCAAACGCGACGACGCGACGATCGTGACGATCGGGAACGCCAGCATCTCGAGCGGCGCGTACACGACAGTATCCGGTGTCGCGACGTCGACTGATATTTCAGCACAGACGTCGGTCGGCGAGGCGTGGTTAGTTTTCGACCTATTCCACAATCTCGACGACGACGCACTAACGATGGACTTTACCGTCGAGGGGTACGTCGCGGGCGGGTACTTCGCTTCACTCTCGCCCGTCAATTCGCAAACGTTCACGTATACGGTCAACGAAGGGTATACGCCAGTCAGTGTGGATGGCATCCTGAGCGACGTCACCTATTTCGCGAACGCATCGTTCGATGTACACGTCGTTATCACGAAATTGACGACCTCGACCGTATCGTATTCGCCGGCGTCGAACAATTATTTGGAATTGAACTCCCAACTCTTCTTCCGCGGTCCGGTACGGTACTTGCTCTGGTGGTTCCGCAAGGCACGCGGGTGGGAATTCGGGAAGACATCGTCCGATACCGTGCTCAGTCAATCGATCCGTCATGATATCATGCACAGTGCACGCACACTGGTGAACGGGAAAGAACGCATTCCGTATCGCGATGCGCAATTCTATTCCGCGCTCGAAGCGAAACGTGTCTTCGGATGCGGTCTCCCGGTCGGTGTGCACGTCTTCGCATTCAGCGACGGTGCGGTCGATTCGATACAGCCGAATGGGACACTGAATTTCACGAGAGTCAGCGACGTTCGTCTGCAGCAGCGTATTCGCGCCTATTCCGAGACGCAAAGCAATGTGATCTTGCTCGACGAATCGGAGAGCGTCCCGACGTCGAAAGACTTTGACCGGGTCGTGACGTGTGCGGTCGGGTATAACGTCGTGTATATTGCAAATGGTGTTCTTAAACTTCTTTATGTGTAAATTTTTCCGCCTATTACATCATATCAGCGAGGCAGTTCAACGGCGCGACGATACATTGCGGCAGACGCGGTATGATATCGCAAATGGATTTTGACGCGATGTACGCGGGCGCATCCGCCACGGCGGGATCGTTCGCGACGGC